AGAACCGTTCCTATCGTAACCATATACCACAAAGACTTTCCAGCTTTATCATTGGCTGCCGAAAACCGGGCAACCATTCTTTCAATTCTGTCATTCATCGCAATTGTCTCCTTGTGGGTTCGTCATGAGGGGATGAAAGAGGCCGGAGGGCGCTGTCACGCGCTTCGGTCTCGCTTTGTTCTTATCACACCCGCGGGGTATTCGCCATGACCTCGTATCAATCCATCCCGCTTGACCAGATCGACGCCACGGAGCTTGCCCGTCCAATTGATCCAACTCGTGTTGAGGTGCTGGCCAAATTGATCGACGCACGCGGGCTGCAACAACCGATCGGTGTTGTTCCTGATGAAGAACGATTTGTTCTGGTTTTCGGGGCGCACCGGCTTGAGGCTGTCAAGTCTCTGGGCTGGACCGAGATTGACGCCCGCGTTTGCGAAATTGAAGGCATGACCGATCCGAACCAGTGCACGATTGACCGTGTGATGGAAAACCTTGGCCGCGGTGAGTTGAATGCGCTGGAGCGGGCTGAGCATCTTGACGCGTTGAAACGTGCTTATGAGGCTGTTTATCCCACCGCCAAACATGGTGGCGATCGCAAGAGCAAAGACGCTCAGGATCAAGTGGCAATGTTTGCCATTCGATCTGAAATGGCAGAAAAATGCGGGCTGTCAGATCGTTCAATCAGGATGGCTATTGCCATCTGTAAGGGGTTGCATGTCACCACGCGGTATAAAATCCATGGCACCTGGCTAGCCTCTCACCAGGCCGGTTTAAAGCTGCTGTCAGAGCAAAACCCGATAATTCAAGGTAACATTCTTGATATCCTGTTTGCAGAAGACCCCAAAGAAACCACTGTCGCCGATGCGCTCATCCGTGCCAATGGCGAACGCAAAATTCCCGTCGAAGAAAAACGCCTGTCGACTGTCCGGGATTATATGGGCCGGATGAAGTCGACCGAGCGCACTGCCATTTTCCAGACCTTCGAAGACGAGGTCAAGGAATTTGCCCAGGCGAAAGGCTGGTTTTGATGGATCGGCTGGTGCAGGAGAGTATCGAACTCAAGCGTCTGATTTCAGTGGACGATGAACGGCTGGTTCTCGAGTTGCGCGTTCACCTCAAGACAATACGCGATCGGCTTAAAAGACTGGAGCGCGACCTGAATTCACCACCGGAAATTATCGACCTGGTACGGCTTGAGGCAAAGAAAATGCGCGAGGCGGCTTATCGGCTGGAGCATCTGGCGCAGTTCGATCACCTCGACAGGTACAAGAGGTGGACGCCATGAAACAATGGTTCACCACCACCGAGCTTGCCGAACTGGCGCTGGCCGGTCTGCCTGCTTCACGGGATGGCATTACGAAACTCAGCAATCGCGAGAACTGGGCCGATAATTTTGCTCTTTGCCGCAATCGCCCTGGCCGCGAAGGCGGCGGTGGCCTTGAATACCACATCGACCAACTCCCAATGGTTGCACGGCTTGATTACCTCTCCCGCCAAGTCGTTGTGGATATCAAGGACATCGCCGCTGGCCGCGATGATATCGACCATGAGCCGTGTTCGGCGGTTGAGATGACCGAGCGTGATGCGCGTCTGGCGATTGTCGCCATTGTCAACCGTTTCAGGCGCGACAGCGGGTTTACTGCATCGGGTGCCGATGACTGGTTTTGCCGCCTGGTTAAATCTGGCAGCATTGAATTGCCGGGATGGATCAGCGCTGTCATTAAAGTTATGTCGCCGCGATCCATATCGCGCTGGCGGTCGATCAAGGCACGAGGTGAAGCGGAAAAGCTTGCCTTTGACCGATCGAAAAACCGGGGTGGTACCGGTATTCTGGACCGGGCCGAAAATGGCGACATCCGCAACTTCATTCTGGCGCATCTGGCCAATAACCCGCATCTGGCGGCCAAGCATATTCGGCTGGCGGTGTGGGGTGCCTATGGTGATCAACTTGTTGTTGACAACAAGTCGCGGAATTTGCCGCCGCTGCGCACGTTTCAAAACACTTTAAAGGGCTGGAAAAAGACCTACCGCAACGAGTTGATGCGGCTGTCTGATCCCGATGCCTACAAAAGTAGCGTGCGCTATGTGGTCACCGGCGCCACGGTTGCCGATCGTCTTAATGAGTGTTGGGAGATTGATGCATCGACCCTTGACCTGATGTGCACAGATGGCCGGGTTAATATCTATGTGGCGGTTGACATCTACTCTCGCCGGTCAATCATTCACATGACCCAAACGCCTCGTGCCATTGGCGTCGGTGAGTTGATCCGTAAGTGCATCAACAAATGGGGTGTGGCGGAGCTGATCAAAACGGATAACGGGTCCGATTTCAAAGCAAATGCAACTCAACGACTGTTGTCAGCGCTGGGAATTGAAGTCGATTATTGCGATGCATATTCACCGGAGCAAAAAGGCGTGGTCGAGCGCCTTATTAAAACCTTCCAGCATGATATTCCCGTCATCCTGCCGGGTTACATCGGCCATTGTGTAGCCGATCGCAAACGGATTGAAGGGCAAAGGTCATTTGCCAACCGTCTGGGCATGGATGATGACAAGATTTTCAATGTCTCGATGTCGATGGCCGAGGTGCAGGAGATCGCAGATTACTGGGCCGACAAGGTCTATGGCGGCAGTGTTCACTCGACCATTGGATCCACACCTAACAAACGTGCAGCGCTGGCAGAAGGTTCTGTTCGCCGTCTCAAGCATGTTGAAGCCCTTGATATTCTGCTGGCACCACTGGTCGGACAGGATGGCATGCGGCGCGTCACCAAGGCTGGCATCCGCGCCAACAATACTCATTATCTGATTGGCTCTGTCATGCCAGGCGCACAAGTGTTCTGCCGGTTTGATCCGACTGACGCTGGCAAGCTCTATGTTTTTGAGCCCGATGGCGAGACCTTCATCGGTCACGCGCTCAATTGGGAGCTGGCGGGTATTGATCCGGCTGAACTGGCGGGCCGCGTCCGAGCGCAGCAAAAAGCGCGTGAAGACGAAACCATCACGCACATTCGACCGCACCGCCGCCAGATAAAGCAGGATCAACTGGCTATCGTTAATGCCATGCGCCGGGAATCTTTTGAAAACGAACCTAATCTGGTGGCGTTTCCCAAGCCCGAAGAAGCTCACGAGACCCCGCAGATCGCCGCTGCAGCTGATGCAGCCGAAACACCAGCAACAAGGCCAGTCAAAACAGCAAAAATCGTCAGGTTGGCTGACAGCGAAAGTGACTGGGACAGGTACCGGCGTGCCACGTCACTACAGGCCCGGATTGATGCCGGTAAAGCCATAAGTGATGCCGAGCGCATCTGGCTGTCCGGTTATCAGGCCGGGCCCGAGTATTCATCACTGGCAAAAATGATCGAGGATTTTGGTGAACAGGTAATGCGTTAACAAAAAAATGGCCCGCAAAACGGTGCGGACCAAATTCTTCTAGCAAGGAATCAATACATGACAAATAAGCAAAAAGTCAACAACGGCGTGAGTATGGCACCTCTGCGCAACGTTCAAGCGTTTGGCAAGCTTGCCGACACTCTCATTAAGCGCAACTTAAGTCTGCCCGGCCTTGGCGTCTTTTATGGTTTCTCCGGCCTGGGTAAAACCGTTGCCGCAAATTACGTCAGAAATTCACGTCAGGCATATCTGGTCGAAGTACGAGATCACTGGACGCGCAAGGCCTTTGTCGAAGGGCTTTTAAACGCTCTTTTTGTACCAGCGCCGCGCGGCACTATTTCTAAGATGATGGATCAAGTCGCGCAAATTCTCGGCGATGACCCCTCGCGCCTGCTGATCATTGATGAGGCCGACAAGCTGGTTGATAAAGGTATGATCGAGTTGGTTCGCGACATTCACGAACAAGCGCAGGTGCCGATTATTCTTACCGGTGAAGAATTGCTGCCACAAAAACTCGAATGCTCCGAGCGCACTCATAATCGCGTACTCGAATGGGTGATGGCCGAGCTTTGTGATCTTGAGGATGCCAAGGCGCTGGCCGGTCTGTTCTGCCCTAACGCAAAGGTTAGCGACGATCTGCTTGAAGCGATCATCGACAAAGGCCAGGGCCGCGCCCGGCGTGTGGTTACAACCCTCAATGCCGTTTCTGATCAGGTGCGTAATCAGGCCCTTGCCGAGATTGATCTGGCCACCTACGCCGGTGCTTATTCCACCGGCAGGGTCTCTCCGCGATACGCCAGCCGGAGGGCCGGATAATGTCAACAATTCTAAGATTGAAAATCGGCAAGTCCCGCCCGGTCCGGCGCGGGCACGATTATTACTGGAAGGTCATTCGTGATCTGACAGAAATTCACAGCCGAGATGTTTTCACGATTTCTGAAATTCTTGACAAATGCACCAGGATGAAACGCCCTGACGTGAACTGTTTTCTGCGACTGCTTGTAAAAGCTGGCATCGCTGAAAAAGTGGAGCATCAAGACCCTGACGCGCGGCTCTACTTTCGCCTGAAAACCCGCCCCATCGCCACCCCGGTGCTGTCACGTTCGGGCAAAACAACCAGCGGCCAGGGCCAGACCAACATGTGGAACACCATGTGCCACCTGCTTAAATCAGGTTTTTCGGTGCGGGAACTGTGCATTCACGCCGCAACCGCCGATGTACCAATTACTCATAGCACCGCAAAATCATATGTGGTTGCTCTCAACCGGGCGGGCATGCTGATCGTTCGCGGCAAAGGCGTTGCGACGTCATACCGCCTCAAGCCCTCGGCCAATACCGGGCCCAAGGCCCCAAAAATCCTGCGCTCAAAAATGGTTTATGACGCCAATACTGAAACCATCGTCGGTGACGTTGAAGCCGAAGAGGTGGCGTCATGAATTTGAAAGTAACCACAAGCTTTGAGCTCAAATGCCGCATGGCATGGGGTGACACCGTGCCGGACTGGGTGGCCGAGCTGGCCACATTGGCAGATCGGCACGGCCTCAATGGTGCCGGTGACCGTATCAAATATTCCTATGGTGCAGTCTCAAGGATCCTCAACAATAAATACAAAGGCGATTTAAAAGCGGTTGAAGGTGCCGTGCGCGGAGCCTTGATGGGCCTTACCGTCAATTGCCCGGCGCAAGGTGAGATTGGCCGTCACCAGTGCCTCAAATGGCAGAGCCTGCCTTATGGCACATCGGACTCAACGCGGGTGCGGGTCTATCGCGCCTGCCGGTCCGGCTGCCCGCATTCGCGGTTGAAGCAAAAATCTCAAATCAATGTAACCAAGGAGTATCAAAATGCTGAGTAAGAAAATTTACAACCTCCGCCAGCGCCTTGCTGACTATACCCACGGCGGCGTCACGCTTTCCGGCAAAGAAGTCGATTTGTTCGTCGGCATTCTCGATGACTGCGAAGCCCAGGCGCGCCAGATGGAGCTGTCAACCATCCCGGTACCACTGACGCTCAATGCCGAACATCTGACAAGCGGCAAGGTCATTGCATTCCCGATCATTCCCCACCAGACAACCGAAGAAGACGGGGTGGCATCATGAATTCACAAGCAACAGTCGCCAGAATTCAGAAGGTATGTGCCCGGCATTTTGATGTCTCAGTCGAAGCAATGAAATCGCCCAACCGCTGCCGGTCGATCGTGCGCCCGCGCCAGATCGCTATGAGCCTGTCGCGACGCATCACCAACCAGTCGCTTCCCGAAATAGGCCGCAGGTTCGGTGATCGTGATCACACCACGGTTTTGCATGCGATCAGAAAGATAGCCGAGCTGGTTGAGGTAGATGATGTGCTGAAAAATGACTATGAGGCATTGCAGCAGGAGATCCTCGAAGGTGTGGAAACCACCGGCAGCCTCGAGTCCCTGGCCAAACAACTGGCCCCCATTATTGCCGAAGAAATCAACCTGAATTTCGTCATCCAGATCGAGCAGGCCAAGGCCAAAGCGTGCAAGAAAAAAAAGGTGGTGATGGACACCAGTGAGCTTGAGCCGGAATTGCTGCAGGCGATCACTTGCGTAGCGCAGAATTTTACAGCTTACGAAAATGCCTGTGGGACATTTGGTGAGAAACTGAGATTGGAGCGGTTTATTGAAAGCTTTTCTCACCTGCGCGCCATCCACCGTGAGTTTGAAAACCCGAAAACGCACCCGGAGGCAAAATCATGAAGCGCTCCAGGAACAAGCGTAATCGCTCAAAATCCGGTGCACAGAAATCCTGCCCCCAATGCGGCAAAAAGCTGCGCGGCGACAAGGGACTGAAAATGCACATCGCCCAGGAACATCAAACCCCGAAAGGATCAAACACATGACACTGCAACAACTCGCGACTGAAACCGACCGCACAATCGCCTTTAAAGACCCTATAAAAGAGATGGACGGCAATCAATATATGCGCGATGCCAAAGGCTCCCTGGTCCCGCTTGAGCTGGTCAAACCGGCCAAAAAGCTTGAAGACGATACCGTGCGCAGGATGATCGGTTTTGCTACCGACCTCAATGAGCAAATGCGCCGGTTTTTCGTTCACTGCTTTGACGACATCGCCGCCTTCGAAGCCCTGCTGGCCGACCAGTATGACGCCAAAGTCGGCGGCAAAAAAGGCAACATGTCTCTAATGTCATTTGACGGTTGCATGAAAGTGCAGGTGCAGGTGGCCGACCTGATCGATTTCGGCCCCGAGCTGCACGTGGCCAAATCCCTGGTTGATGAATGTCTGAATGAATGGGCGTCCGATGCCCGCCCGGAGATCCGCGCCGCCATCACCAGCGCTTTTAATACCGACAAGGCAGGCCAGATCAACCGGACCGCGATATTCATTCTGCTCCGGCTCGACATCGACGATCCGCGCTGGCTCAAGGCCATGGACGCCATTCGTGATGCCATCCGCGTCATCGGCTCAAAAGCCTACATCCGCTTTTACCAGCGCCAAAGCTGCGATGGCAAATGGCAGCCGATCTCAATCGATCTGGCGAAGGTGTGATGTGATGCAGAAGCTTTCAATCAAGTCCCAGATACTGGCGGTTGAGGATGAAATTGCCCAGCGCCACAAGGTCTACGGACGCCTTGTTTCCTTACGCAAAATGAAACAGGGGGAAGCTGATTATAAAATCAACGCCATGATTTGCGTCAAGTCCACTTTGGAATTCTGTCAGGAGCATGAAGCTGCAATCCGCACCTATATGGCCAAAGATAAAGGTCTGATTTGATGGTTGCATATAGCTTTAACAAACGATTTTGCCAGGCAATTGTTGATGGGACAAAACGGCAAACCATACGCGGTGAGAGAAAAAGGCATGCTCGTGCGGGAGAGAAAATCCAGCTGTATACCGGCATGCGCACCAAGGGTTGTCAGAAAATCGTGCCGGACGTGATGTGCGTCTCGGTCGAGCCGATCCTGCTGCGGTGGTTTCCAACCTTAATGTGGGATGTGACCATTGGTGATGAAAAATTCAGTCTCGACGGCGGTGATTTAGGAAAATTCTGCCGGGCCGATGGCTTTTTGAACCGCGAAGATATGGCACGCTTCTGGTCGAAATTCCACGCCACCCCAGCCCATGATCAACTGGCTGAATTCTCAGGCGTCCTGATCAAATGGGAGCCCGTCTAATGCTCCACGCCAACATGATCATTTTCCATGCGCCCGACGTGCTTGAATTTGCGCTCGATGGCCGCAGCCTTGGCAAGGTTAGGGTGGCCAGTGCCGGGACCGTATTTAAAAAAATCGCGACCCTGCCTGACAGCAAAGGCCCGCTGGTTATCAGCACTCTCTATACCGAGATTTTTTCCATCCCCGCTCCAACCATACAGAGACTTGAAAGGACACACCCGCTATGACCCCGACAACCCTCAACACCTATCTGACACCGTGGCTGGTCAAAGTGCTGCTGTGGGGCAGCATTGGTGCCATCGTGCTTTATTTCACCCTGACGTTGCACCGGCTCAACAAATGGCTGTTGAGCGAGGCGCAAAAGCGGGCGCGGGAGGACGGGTCATGACCGCCTTATCCGCCCTGCACACCGTGCGCACGCGCATCGGCCTTGATGAAGACTGTTTCCGTGACCTGTGCATGCGGATCACCGGCAAACGCTCAACCCGCGCCATGAATGACAATGAGCGTTATGCCGTGCGTGACCGCATGCTGGCCGATTATCCGGCAGCGGCCAGACCCCGAAAGTCGAAAAATCGCCTTTCGGGACCCTACGCCAAAAAACTCCAGGCGCTGTGGATCTCGGGATGGAACTTAGGATTGGTCAAAAACCGCAACGATGAAGCACTGATAGCCTTTGTCAAACGCCAGACCGGCATCCAGTCGATGAACTGGCTGCGCGATCCGAATGATGCCGACAAGGCGGTTGAGGCTCTGAAAAAATGGCTGGAGCGGGCGGGTGTGGACTGGACGGTTGATAGTTTATTGCCGAAGTGGACAAAAATTCCAGGCTATAAAATAGCTATGGCACAAGTCAAAATTCTTGAGCACAGACCGGGAAGCACATTGCTCACTGATATCGCATTGAATTGCACCGGAAAGAAATCAGCCAAAGAAATGACAGCCCGCGACTGGATCAAAGTCATGAACGAGCTTGGTGAGCGGATCCGCGCCCAAGCAAAAGTGACAAAGGCTGGTTGAGTGATGGTTGGATTATCAGGGTTTTGTTGGAATGACAAGATTGGTGATGGTTTCACCTTCAGGGCCGAACCTGACCTTGAGGTGATAGCAAACGCCTTTAATGCTCATATCGGCCTGTATTTCAGTGGCGAAGCTCGCTCCGTATGTAACCGGTCCTTTGTACGAATTGGAGTCTTCTATTTGGTCTCCCAGTCTAAACAAATCAGAGCGTTTAATTCCGGCATTTTTCAGAACCTCGGTCATCCTTGTTTCGTTGACTTTAACGAACGGGCAGTAATCAGCCAAGAGCTGTGCCTGGCTCAGAGCATCAATTATCAGGCTCTTGGTGGTATCAGCGGGCGCGCCTTCATCAGCCCATACTTGCGACATGCTCAAAAACCAAATCAGAATTGCAGCAATACAGCGCATTTTTCTCTCCCTTTGACAAATTCAACAAATCATCATACCGGCAATGACCGCCATCACACAAGGGGGCGGGCCGATGGCGCAGAATAGATCCACAGCCGTCATGTCCGGGCGCATTGAGCCAACGGACTCTCTTGACCATTTCCCCACGCCGCCATGGGCAACGCGGGCCTTGTGTCGATACCTTGAGTTAAACCTTAAAATGGATTTAGGCGGACAACGCGTCTGGGAGCCTGCCTGCGCCGAAGGTTACATGGCGCGCGCCCTCAACGAAAGTTTCTCAACCGTCTATGCCTCCGACATTCACGATTACGGCATCGGTGCCAAGGTTAAAGATTTCACACTCGATACTTTCGATGAGCAGCCAGACTGGCCCGGACCGGTGGAGTGGATCATCACAAACCCGCCCTTTAATCTCGCGCAGGAATTTATTTTAACAGCCCTGTCATTGGCGCGAGTTGGTGTTGCAGTTTTCGTGCGGACGAGTTTTCTCGAAACTTCCGGCCGGTTCGGTCGATCTGGTCTTCGCAGACCCGCCATATAATCTTCAACTGAAGGGCGATCTCAAGCGCCCCGACGAATCCCACGTCGATGCGGTCAATAACGACTGGGACAAGTTCTCGTCCTTCGCCGCCTATGACGAATT